CATTTGGTTCCAAGCCATTCTTTGCATTTTACGGTATGGACATGTATAAAATCTTCTAACTTGAAGCCATCGGCCCAGCGTCCATTGATCAGTTTCATATTACCCGGTGTCGCAGTAAACGGCCTTTTGGCTTTTCGCTTTTCGTTCAGATCGTCTAAGATTTCTTGATAGGGGATATCGTCGGTCGGCTCGATCTCCGGTTCGTCTTTATCGGGAAATATAATATTATTTTCGGCGTGCCTTTCCTGAATCTGCTTTGACGGCAGTAGTATTTTCGTCCGTCTTTCGTTTGTATGAGTTGATTGCATCATTTTAAATCGGGGAACCCAGATACATTTATATCCATCGGCCTCATAGCGAACAATCGCCCCTATGTCATGTAGCTGTTGAAGCATTTTATCGATATTTAATTTTCTATCGTATGGGAATAAAAATGAATGTAAGACTACGGGCTTATCTATCAATAGTCCCATTGACTTTCCATCAATACCTAAAATATCTTTTGGTGTCAGCTCCGTTACCATCCACAGGGCGACGAATAAAATGCGGGTTTCAAAGGGAACCTTCGCCAACGATTCGCTTTGAAGGAACGCGGGGCCGATCATTCGGCTTTTTAATCTTATCTCAAACATCACGCTCCTTTATTCTGAACCATCCTTGTCGATTGCGTCGGTTTTATCGCCCCACTCTTTAAAGGGACTATCGATTTGTGCCGATAAATTCAATCCTTTGTCCAGCCTGTCGGCAATGCGCTTGAGCAATTCATTTTGAATCGTAAGCTGTCGGGCGATGTTAGCCTGAACCGCTACATTTATTATTTCAGGATCGGAGTGTCCGTCATTGGCTTTCGTATTCTCGTTTGTCATTTTTATTATTTTTTTATATTCTTCTTCCGTCATCACTTCTCCTTTTTAGTTGCAGGGATGCCCAACAAACCCGGACACGACTCCGGTAAAGGAGCGGACACCCCTGCGGGCTTTTTACCTTACGGCATTGATCTTTCGGTTGGCGTGTTGTGCGGGCCACCGGGAGGCTTTTCGCCGGACGATTCTATTTCGGTCGGCTTAACAAGCCTCAATTGTTCATCATCAATCCATTTCGCTTTTGGATATTCCGTTTGCTTATCGGTCATCTCCGGCATAACTTCGTGTTGAACACATCCGTTTAAAAAGATACAATGTGCAATCACCTTTCCTTTAAATCCAGTAATCACATCTTCAACTACGCTACCCAATTTAAAATTAGATTCAAATTTCATTTTTTCGTCCCTTCGTTTTGTTTCGGTTCATCAAACGGCCAGCCCTCAATCGGGACTTCGACCACTTTCATTGAATTTATTTTCTCCTTTGCTTCTGATAACTGGTCAAGGAATTTATCCAGCGCATCGGACAACAATTTTATAAACGGATCATCTCGAAAAACCCGAACCGCTTTAGACGGCATGACCGGATTATAGCTCATCACGTCCCACCATTCCCGTTCGGCGATTAAAAGTCCTCCCTGTATTTGCAACTTATATTCTTTGGCAATATCACCAAGCAAATATTTGATGTGATTTTTCGCTCCCGGACATTTAATTTCAAGCCCGCCATCTTTATTGATAAGTCCATCCGGCGAACATCCGACAAGTCCATCATCCCGCAAGCAAAAGCCAACCCGATCAACGTCAATATCATTTTCAAATTCGTAAAGATCGACCGCATCTTGCTCAAGCTCCGTTCCGCGATCCATAAAAGATGATTTACTTGAATCGCATGGCTGGCCGATAACCGATTCGGCGATAAGCTCATACATATAATCATTCGATGATTTTGAAAGTTGACCGCCCGCCGTAATAATCTTATTGAATCGGCTGGCCGTTGGAATACCGAGCCTTGCCTGAATCCACTCATCCGATCCCTGTTTCATTTTTAAGATTTTCATATCTTATTTATCCGCATATTTTGCTTTGAACTCTGCCAGTTTTTGAAGGGCGAACTCGTAATCGTTCTGCGATAAGTCCTCAACCTTTTCAATCTTGAACAATTTCAGGAAACGCGGAACCGCTGACGGCGGGATAAAGTCTGTGATTGTCTTTTTGATTGTGGCAACCTGATCCTTTGTAAGCAATTCAGACGGAGGGCTTCCATCAGTATCGTTTTCGGTTGTGGTCAGGCCAAGAACGTCAACAAGGGTTTGTCGTTTTATATATGTCTTAACGGCCGAATGACGTTGAACCTCATTCATGGAGCCAACATCTCTGTTTATGGGAACTGAAAAGCTGGCCTTTGTAAGATGTCCGTTCCTGTGCCGGAGATAGCAGGTACAATTGATAATAGGATTATTATTCTCGAAAACAGTTTCGGTGTCCCATGAAAAAGAGAAGCCCCGCTTATACAACAAGGGCTTTATGGTCTTTTGAATTTCATCTAATTCAGCATAATTGTAACCAAATTTCCCGCCCTCTTTGGTTGCGCTCTTTTTTGATGAGCTTGTCTTTTTTATTTGAGGACATTCAGCCTGAAAGTCTGCAAGTTCCCGATAGAACTCTTTTTCTGAATTACGGCGGTCAACGCGATCCTCTAATTCGACAAGTCTTTCAATGGCACTAACAACTGCCTCGGAACCTTCGCCGTCTAATTTGCCAATCGCCGTATGGATCAACTGAAATACTGAAAGATTCCCGTCCTCAACGGTCATTATTTTTTCTTCTGGTTTGGGTTTACACATCAGACCACCGCCATCTTGCAAACCCGACAATGCCAGTCGGAGCCGTTCTCCCCACCCTCAATCGGAACAAAGTCTTGATCGGTATTCTCACAACAGGTCGGACAAAACTGCTGACGGGTTTCGGGCCTACTCTCAATAGTTTTTACTCGTTCAACTTTAATGCTGTAAATATGATCGTCCGGTTTATATGTTACAACTTCCATTGCGCCTTCTGGGATATAATGTTCCCTGTGAAGCGTAAACAAATCGTCATGGCCCTTTAAAAGTTCATAGAAAATATCCGCAAAGCGATAAACCGGAACGCCCTCTCTCGGCGGAACTGTTTTGATGATATGTCTATCCCACCACTCAACAGCCTTTTCTTTCATGTCCCGAATCAATTCATTGTTACGATAAACCGTATAACAACGATCATCGTTTTCGCCCAGAATAATTAGCAAATGACAGACGTTTGCTCCGGCTACCGCCATATCCCATTGACATTCCATGGCATATTCTTTTGGTATATCATCCGATCCTTCTTGTCCAAATGCGCTCGGATGATATTTTGTAAACGTTTTAACTTTAAGTATATATTCTTTGTCTTGATCCGGCCATACGATTCCATCCAAAATGCTTATAAACGGGCCATCGGTATCTTTGATAAATAGTTCAGGGTTGTTTTCTCCCGCCCTATTAAAAATGATTTCGTGAGGATTAATACCCTGCAACTCCCGATAGGCCTCGATAATGACTGGCCTTAATAAGCTTCCCCACTTAGTAAAGCGGTTACCTTCAAACGGTTCGGCTTGTCCGGTCTTTTCTAAAAACAATTGCAACTCAGAACGGTATTTCGTTATCCCCATGATAACCGCAATGTCCGACCCGCCGATCCCCAACATGCGCTGTTCGTGAAACTCTTTACGGGCCAGAGCTACTTTTTGATTTTCCAATCAACGCCTCCTTGTTTTCATTCATTATCTTGCAGAGTGATTTCGCCATCTGCTTGTCGGTAACATGCACGCCGTATAAATTGTGCGTTTTCCCGACACGCTTTGGAATCCTTAGAATGTGGAGCGACCCGAAATCAATCCGGTAATATTGATTGCCCTCCACCACTACAAACTTATTCATTGCCATTCATTCTCCTTCCGACCATAACTTGCTAAACTTAGTTGTTAATGGAAATTCTTCTGTATAATGTCCCTCCGATAAATGCTTTCGGAGTGTTCTGGCTATCGTCTGTTCCCCCGCCGAAGCCGACTGAACGACCGCCTCAATATCATCGACCGTTGCGACAAACGGTGAACCGCCATCCTTGAATTGTTTTAAGAATCGCCGAGTCATTCTCCCGCCTCGCCGA